CAACTCCGCGCCGAACTCGCCGCCGAGCGCGAGAAAGTAAGTGCCTTGGAAATTAAAGTTAATAACCAGCAAGATTGGCTTGTTGAGTGGAGAAAGTGCGAAGAAGCTCTCAAAGCCGAGCGCAAGACTGAGGTAACCGGAGAGCGTAGCGAATCCGGTTGACCGTATGGTTAAACGTGCCAACGCACTGACATTGGAGAACGTATGAAGGATACAGTTATAATGGTGTAAGATTAACAATTATACATATAAAATAATCACTGAAGATTATTTTATAGAAAATCTTTATGTAATTAATAGTATGAAAATGGAGATTGAGGATGAAAAAATTAGAAAATCAATTGATCAATTCAACATCACAAGTCAAAAAATTAAAAGTGGTGAGCAAGAAAAGCATTGGTAAGAAGCGCGTCATTAATCTAACAGTCCATAAAAACCATACTTTTATAACAAAAAATGGTATTGTTACTCATAATTGTGATAGGCTAAGCCCTCAAGCAATGGATAGTTTGAAATCTTTTTTGGAGACATTTTCTAAAAATTGCTCATTCATTTTTATTTCAAATCACTCTTCAAAAATCACACCTGAATTACATTCTCGATTGCAGGAAATTAAATTTGTTTTTCCTAAAGAGGAAAAAAGGGAATTGATGATTGAATTTATTAAATCAATTTCTAAAAATTTGAAAAATGAGAATGTGGATTTTGAACCTAAAGCTATTGCTAAAGTGGTGCAAACCTTTTTTCCCGATTTGCGTAAAACATGGGTTGAACTCCAAAATCTATCTCAACAATACGAAAAACTTAGTTTAGATGTAGTGTCCAATGCATCTTCATATGATATAGACGAATTTTTTCGTTATATTGCAAAAAGGGATTTTGGAAAACTCAATCAATATGTTACAAATATGTCGGGTAATTTGAAAACTATTTATCCGGCTATTTTTGATAATGTTAAAAATTATGTAAAATCGGATGATTGGCCTCAATCTATTAGTATTATTCAAAAATATCATTACGAATCCGCATTCTGTGTTGATGATCGAATTCCGGTTGTTGCGCTAGGATACGCTCTAATGACTGAATGCGAGTGGAAAGAGGTTTGATATGGCGAGTATTTTTGATTATCTAAAATCGGTTACACAGAATAAAAAAGATTTGTCTGAAGAACCTGATTTTGATAAAGATTATAGTGTTTTCATGATCAACCGTTTTCTTAGCATGAATAAGAAAACGGTTGTTTTATCTTTTATGCTCGATAGTTGGAATATTAAAGATAATCGTATCCACTACCATTTATTAATGGATTTACTACCTAAAGAGAAAATTTTCTTTAAATACTATAAAAAAGGTGAAAAGGAAATTTCAAAACAATCCTTGAATATTATTAAGAAATATTTTATAGTGAATGAACAAAAGGCGATTGAAATTTACGATTTGCTTTCAGATGAACAGTTTGAAAAAATAAAAAATTCGTTTGGTGGCAAACAGTAAATACATGAAAATAAATTATTATAAGGAGAATGAGTTATGCAGTATGGATGTAGGGTTACATTGAATGGAGATTTCCTAGTTGTTAAGGAAAGTTTAGAGCGAATCGGAATTGTAAACCACCAGAAAAAGATTATCACACCTTCTTGCTATATTCTACATAAAAGAGGGGAATATTATATCATTCATTTTAAAGAGTTGCTTGCAATGGATGGTTATAAAAAGGATGTGAGCGAAAATGATATTTCGCGCAGAAATGGGATTGCAACATTGCTTCAAAATTGGGGTCTGATTAATATTGTTGAAACAGATGTATATCAGGAAAAACTAAAAAATTCCATTTATGTTCTACCCTATAATGAAAAAGAAAATTATACTATTAACCATAAATATGAAATTTCATCGTCTAAGGGGAGAAAAATTGCATGAAAAAATGCGTTGTATGTAAGATCGAATTGAAAGAGGTTTGGGCAATGGTTCCCGAATTACAGATGGGAAATATTGAAAACAGATTTCAAATTACGCATTACAACTGTCCCTTATGTGGGATTAAATACGATAAAAATATTGTGGAGAAATAATTATGCCGATTTATATGTTTGAGTGTAAATGTGGAAATACATTTGAAAAGATTTGTAAAATTAACGATTCAGAAGCCGCAATTTGCCCTGAGTGTGGTAAAGTAGGACAACGCATGGTTTGCCCCTCATCGTTTCGTTTGAAGGGCAGGGGATGGGAGCATGACCGTTATTGTGGCACTGAAGAAGCGAAAGGGAGAAATTAGTTATGGTTATTTTAAATGAATCTGATGTATATTTTGAGTATGTAGAAGATGGCTATCATGCACGATATAAAGAATTACCTGTTTTGGGATACGGGGAATCAAGAGAAGAAGCCCTTGAAAATCTGAAATTTGAACTTGCTCAAAAGCATGTTTTAATGGAAGGGTAATTTAAAATGGGTAAATATATATGTTGTCCGAAGTGTGGGAGCAAAACAGCCATTCGTATTTTTGAGGCTCCCGGTTACTGTCACGATGATTTTTTTTGTGGTAAGTGCAACATTAAATTTCATGCACAAAAGGATATGAGATATGAGCGTAAAAATTCAAAAACAGCCGGATAATATGGGCGAGGATTTTGAAAATTGTTGTTTGTGTAATGTCCCAACACCGTTTTGGAGTGTCGATAAAGATGTTCCGCTATGCAACAAATGTAATAAATGCGTAGAATTGGATGATATTCCAGATAAGAAAGAATATTTAGGTTTGTAATGAAAGAATATTTAAGTGACGATTTACATATTGAAGAATGCGATTCTATTAAAGAAGCTAAACAAATGGGTGAATCATTAGCATCGTTTGACTATCATGTTGTGTTAGCTAAACGTAAAATTTTCTTAGTTTTTCATGCTGTGTGGGTAAATTGTCACTTCTGCAATATCGAAAAAAAGACTGATTCTTATATAATCTCGATCTAATATAATTTATATTGAAATATGAGATACTAAATCTCCCCGGTAAAACCTGAACACCATTCAGGAACTTTGCCGGGTTTTCTTTTATTTTCCTTGACAAATAACTTAAAAGCAACGATAATGCGCCTAAATAAAATTTGAAAGGAAAATCGAATTTCTAAGTCGCTTGAATTATTTGAGAACATTATTATAAAATTTTAATGGTAAATATTTATGTTAGATTATTTTCAGTTTCAAAAGGGTCAAACATGCAATTTATTGAATTTTTGGCATTTATCTGGATTGGGATTATTTCGGCAGTCGTTTGGATTTTATATGTGAGGAATGATAAAAATGATAAAAATTAAATCAAATGAAAAAATATTTAATGGACGCTTCACTTACTTTTCTCACCTTAAAGCAAATTGGATTGTGTCAGGAAAGGCATTTGTTTTGATGCTGTTTCACCTGCTCCACGGGATAGTCCCGTGCAAATGGACAGAACACGAATATTGGAAAATCAATTTATCGCGCTAACACCAATTTAACCGTCTGTTGCGCGAACACATTGCTTTACAGAAATTACTTCAAGAGGAGCTTGCTGAGAATCGTTCCAGTTTATGTAAAATAAATTAGACCGAAAGAGCATTCACCGAGTAATGTCTTTCTAGCTAAAGAAATGATGTTAGTCCAATAAGTTGCGAAAAGGAAAATTTATTTCAAATTTTTTAAAACAAACCCCTTGACAGTCTCAAGGGGTTTTGCTATTGTATAGATGTGTTCGGGAGATTGAGAGTTTAGCCCATTGAGAAAGGTAATTATTATGAAAAACTTCCGCTTTGAAAATTTCATACTTTCCAAAAACATTCCTATTCTTGAAGAAAAAATCGAAAAACTCAATAAAAAGGCTGAAAAACTCGGCACGAAGAAAATTGACCTCATCGTGACAAATGAGGTCAAACACGAACAACACGGAACAAAGAAAATTGCTTTTCGGAAAGTTGTTGTTGTAGGTCAAATTCCCCAAATCGCTGATTGGGAACTGGTTGCTCGCTTCACACGGATTGATGGGAAAGTTTTTCTCACGAATGTTCGCGGAGATAAAATTCCTGATCATAAACTTGATGACATTGTTTGTGAACATTGCAACATTAATCGGTTTCGCAAGCGTTCTTATTTGCTCGAAAATGTTAAAACAAATGAGCAAATTGAGGTCGGTTCTTCCTGCCTTAAAGATTTTCTCGGTCATGATCCCAAATTATTGCTCGAAATGATGAAATTCAATCCCTCTGAGTGGTTTCATTCTGTCGCAGAAATGAGGGAAGAAATTGAGTATGAAAGTTTCGATCTGACTGATGTGCTTATTAAAGCCAAACATTATATTGAAAAATATGGATTTTTTTCAAAACAAGATGAGCGTTACGAAAATGAAATATCAACTGCGAGTCGGGTTTTGATTGACGAAGATGATTTTGATATTACTACAGAAGATCGAATTTTCATTTCTCAGGTTTACAATTATTTTTATCAAAAAGAAGAAAATGATTCATACACCTACAACGTAAAACAATTGATGATAGAAGATTGTGTTTCCGAAAAAATGATGGGTTTGGCCGTTTCGATGGTTTGGGTTTATATGGGCCATTTGAAAAAAATTGAAAAAGAAAAACAGCGTCAAGAAATGATTGACAATTCCCGCCATGTTGGTATGGTAGGGGAAAAAATTGAAATTGATGTTAAAATTGTCGATACAAAACTGATTGGTACAATGTACGGAACATCACGCCTTTACAAATTCAAAGATTCTAATGGAAACAGCATTTCTTGGTTCTGCTCTGGTCGGGATTTGGAAGCTGAAGTTGGGGACGAAATCAGAATTAAAGGCACAGTGAAAAAACATGATGAATATAACGGAATTAAACAAACCCTGCTGAATCGAGTGAAAGAGGTTAAAAAATGAAATGGGAAACATTTGACGGTCAAGAAATCTTCCCGACTCCTCAACAAGAAAATGTGTTGCGGGAGTTGCCTTTTATTAATAATTTTGATTCGGGTAATAACGATTATTCAAAAATTGTAGAACAATCGAATGGGGTTATTACGGTTCATTGTTTTTTCAAACTTTTTAAAAGGCTTTAGAATGATTAAAAAGATAAGACGCAACTGCTACCATGTCGGAAGAATTTTAGGGGATTTAAACGCCATTTTTGAGTGTTTCAGAGGCAATTTCAAAACACCTGCAAGACGATTGAAGAACAAATTTCTTGGAAAATATCTTAACAAAATTTGGTAAGGAGAATTTATGAAAGAAAAGGATGGTATGACAAAAGACACCGCATTTGAATATTTTGATTTTGATGGATCGGTTCCATTTTTCAATTTTTTTGATAATAATTTTTTGAGATTTGATTCGATTAAAATTTATATCGAAAATGATGAAACAGTCGTTCATTTTATTTATAAAAATGAAGTTGTTTGCAAACAAACAGCACTTGGATTAGATAAAGGGGATGATTTTCTTATAACTAATATTGAAGGCATGATGAAAATTTCCTATTGACATTTAAATTTAAATGTCGTATTATTTTGTCTCACTTAAAGGGAGGCACAAAATGACCGAAGAGAAAAAAGAGCGTGTAGCTACATGGGTTTCAAACTGCATTATCGCTATTGTAACAATGTCGGTTATGTGGTTTGTGTGGAAAATGTTTAATTTTGCTTTAGATAAATTTTAACTCAACATGGAGAACGATGAATGTATTTGAAAATTTTTGAAGATTTGGCAAACAACAATTCGACAAAATTTAAAAAGAAATATTTAGAAGATTTAAAAGGTACTCGTGGTGAAGAAACTCTTAAACAGATTCTATTTCTAACACTCAATCCACAAATTAATTTTTACATTAAAAAAATTCCTGAATATACACCTTCTGAGTCTGATTTCTTATCTCTTTGTGAGGCTATGAATAAACTCAACTTTCTATCAGATAGGAAAGTGACAGGTCGTGCAGGAACTAACTTTCTAAAGAGTCTCTTGGAAAGTGTTTCTTCAAGAAATGCAAAAATTTTGGAGAAAATAATTAATAGAGATTTAAATTGTGGCGTATCATTTAAAACGGTGAATAGTGTTTGGAAGAAACTCATTCCCGAATATCCGTGTATGTTATGTGCCTCACAAAACGAAAAAAGTATCAAAAATATTAAATTTCCTGCATATGCTCAAGAAAAATCGGATGGTGCTAGATTTAATGCTATTGTACGTTCATCAGAAAATATTATCGAATATCGAAGCCGCAATGGGAATGTATATCATCTTTTTGATCATCTAAAACACGAATTTTTTAAACTGGCAGACGGAAAAGATGTTGTTTTTGATGGGGAGGCACTTTGTTGGGATAAGCCCATAGAGACAAATATTGATGATATTTTTGATTCGGAAACAGCGAATGAAAATGAATTTGATATTCTTGATCGCCAAACAACAAACGGAATTTTAAATAAATCCGTACAAGGGACAATTTCTAAATCCGAGGCACAGACTGTATTTATTAATCTGTGGGATATGATACCACTAAAGGATTTTGAAGATAATGAATTATGTGAAATTGCGTATGAAGATCGTTTTAATTCGTTAAAAGAAAAATTAGAATTAGATGATGTAATATATAAAAACAAAATTCAACTCATTGATACTGAATTTGTTCATAACGAACAAGAAATGCGCGATTTTTATAAGAAAATGGTAGAAAAAGGTAAAGAAGGCGCAATCATAAAAAACATTAACGGCAAATGGGAGAATAAGCGTTCTAATGATGCGGTTAAAATGAAAGAGGAATTTGAGTGTGATTTGAGGGTTACTGGTTTTATTCCACACAAGAAAAAAGAAGGTTGGATTGGCTCACTGGTTTGCGAATCATCCTGTAGTCAGTTAAAGACTAAAACTGGTTCTGGTATGCGTGAAGGTGGAGGCGTATCTAATTTAGATCGGACAATAGACCCCAATTTTTACCTTGACAAAATAGTAAGGGTAAAATACAATGCCGTCATTAATCGCAAGGGAGAAGATTTAAAATCTCTTTTTCTCCCGATAATTCAAGAAGTTAGGTTTGACAAAGACGAAGCCGATAGTTTAACAAAAATTGAAGGAAAGTAAAATGGATGAAAAAAATTCTGGAAAGCCTGATTGGTATTTTATTTTTGGTTATCTTTTCGCTGTCTGTTACGGTATTAGTTTTTATGTGGCTTGTTATTACCTTGTTACATTCATTTATGACAAGTTTTAAAATAAAGGAGGTATGATCACGCACAATTTTATTTTAAACTCAGCAGAAAGCAAATTTGGACGTTTGAACACTATTTTCTAACCATAACAACGGAGTATTAATGATGTATTGTAAAGGATCGTATTGCACAAAGAACGGATTGGATGAAAACATTTGCTGTTATCTATGTGAAGAAAAGGCAAAATGTGAACTGGAACAGAAATGTACCGAATTGAAATATAAAGGTGAAGAATTCGATCATACTGATTGTATTTATTTTCTAAAACTAAAAAGGGTGGTGTAATATGACTAAAAAGAAAAAGGAAAATGTTGAAACAAATAATGATATTGGAGCAATGATTATTGAAATTGATGCTCTTGAAACAGAAAAAAATAATATTGATGAGATAATCAAACAGAAAAAAGAAATTCTACAAAAGCAAATGGAAGAAAGTGGAGTTTTTGAACATAGTGAAAAAAATAAAAATGGTATTACTATTACCTGTAAAGTTATTCACAAAGCAAAAACAGAAATGGTTAAAAATGCAAAAGCTAAAATTAAAGATTATCTAGGAGTAAAAGGATTTCTTCAAATCGCTAAATTCAATATGTCTGATTTGAGGAAGAAATTGACGGATGACCAATTCAATGAAGTTGTTGTTGAAAAAGAAGGCCCGAAATTTCTCAAATTTACCCGTAAGTAAAGGTTTGCTATGAAGAAACTTAAAGATACAGATGGTTGTCCACCCTATATTGTTGTAAAAAATAATGAGAAAGATAAAATTATCGGGTTTCCAAATTCAGTATTGTCCCAACTAATTCTTTCTCTTCCCAATATTGAATATTGGTCTAAGGAATCA